AATTGAGGGGCTCGTAAAGGGCCTCCAAGAAAGCTTCGTCACGTTCCAAGAGGTGTCCACCAAGAACGCCAAGGAAACGAGCGAAAAAACCGAGAAGCGCTTGAACGAAGTCGTGACCGACTTCACCACCAAGTTCGAGCAGCTTCAATCCAACCACTCCAAGCTTCAAGCCGTTATCGAGCGCGTCGGCACCGCCGCGAACGACAACGAAAAGCTGTCGCCAGAGCAGAAGGCTTCCAACGCCGCTTTCGAGAAGCTTTGCCGACTGGGCAAGGGTGGTCTCACGCCCGAAGAGCTGAAGGCCCTGAGCACCGACGTGAATCCCTCCGGTGGTTATCTCGTGCCGATCCAGCAGCTCGGTATCATCAACGGGCGCGTGTTTGAAACCTCTCCTTTGCGCCGTACGGCGACGGTTATCAGCACCAGCGCGAAGAGCGTTGAAGCCGTGCTTGATGATGATGAGGCCTCGTCCGGCTGGGCTGGCGAAGGCGATACCATCGTCGAAACCAATACCCCGAACCTCGGTCGCATCGAGATCGCCTGCCACAAGCAGTACGCCTTCCCGAAAATGACCGACGAGCTTGTCCAGGACAGCGCCTTCGACGTCGTCGCTTGGCTGCTCAACAAGGTTGGCGACAAGTTCGGTCGTACCGAGAACAGCGCCTTCGTCAGCGGTGATGGCGTGAAGCAGCCGCGAGGCTTCTTGACCTATCCGGCTTGGGACAACGCGGGTGTGTATCAGCGCAAGGCGCTTGAACGCATCAACAGCGGCAGCACGACGGTTCCCACTGAGGCCGGCCTCATCAACCTGCAGGCAAGCTTGAAGGAAGCCTATCAGGCCAACGCCCGTTGGTACATGAACCGCAGCACCTTTGCGGCCATCATGAAGCTGAATGGTTCCAGCAACTACCGCTTCCTGAACTTCCAGCCGGCCACCGGTCCGAACGGTTTGGGTCTTGGCGGTGAGTTGACCCTCATGGGCAAGCCCATCGTGCTGCTGGCCGACATGCCGAACATCGGCACCGATAGCCTCTCCATCGCTTACGGCGACATGAGCCAGGCGTACACCATCACTGACCGCGTGGGCATCAGCGTGAAGCAGGACGGGGTGACTTCGCCCGGCTTCGTGAAGTTCTACGCGACCAAGCGCGTGGGTGGTGACGTGACGAACTTTGAAGCCCTCAAGCTCCAAAAGTTCAACACCTGATAGACGAACCAAGAGAAAGCAAAATCCATGGCTCAAATGGACATGCACAACCAGCTGTACCCGACCATCGCCAAGACTGTTGCGGCGATTACCTCGGATACGACCACGACCGGCACGAACATCATCGACATGCAGGGCTACAACGCGTTGGAGTTCATCTTCGCGTCAGGCGCCCGTACCGATGGCACGTTCACGCCGCTCATCACCCACGGCGACGCGGCGAACCTCTCGGACGGCGTGGCTGTTCCTGATGACGACTTGCTGGGCTTGGAGGCGGATGCTGCCATCAGCGCCGCCAACACGGTCAAGCGCATTGGCTATCGCGGCAACAAGCGCTACGTGCGCTTCGACATCGTGAGCACCAGCGTAACCAGCGGCGCGACCGTTGGTGCCTTGGCTGTTCGCGGTCATGCGGACCTGTCGCCGACTCCGAGCAACTAACCTGATGGGGCGGCCTGCCCGCCCCTCATTCAACGAAAGAAACGACAATGGCTTATGTGAAGATGCTCACGAGCAAGCTTGGGTCCAACGATGGCCTAACCACCAAGCACTATGAAAAGGGCGAGGTCTACGAGGTCAGCGAAACGCTGGCCGCGAGCTTCATCGCCGAGAAGGCTGCTGAGGCTGCTGAAGCTCCCGCTGGCGAGAAGTCCGACAAGAAGGCTCCCGCTAACAAGGCCGAGAAAGCTGCGCCCGCCAACAAGGCGGCCTAGTTTATGGGTTACGCTTGCGACGACTTGCGCAAGGCTTACCGGCTCGTCGGCAACCCTGCTGTCGAGCCGGTTTCGCTTTCGGATATGAAAGTCTTCCTGAAGGACGTTCCCGCGTCCGAGGATGCCGTTGTGTCGTTGCTCATCGCCACAGCCCGACGTGCAGCCGAGGCGTACACGGGACGGGCCCTCATCACCCAGACATGGGAGCTGGTGCAGGACGGGTTCTGTGCTCGGGAAGTCGAGCCGCTTTACGGATGGAGCGAAGGACCGACGCCAGAGAAAGGCGGAAGCGGTGTGATTCAACTGTCACACCCTCCCATTCAATCCATCACCAGCATCCAGATCACCAACCCGGCCAACGTGACGTCTTCGGTCAGCGCAAGCATTTACACGCTCGATACCGCTTCCGGCCGCGTCCTGCTGAACGAAGGCTCTAGCTGGCCCTCCGATCTGCGCTCGGAAGCATCCGTCAAAGTCACCTTCGTTGCCGGGTACGGTCCCGCTGGCGCTGCGGTGCCGGAAGACATCCGCCAAGCCATCCAGCTCTACGTGCTGACCATGTACGAGAACCGGGCTTGCGCCGACATGCCGGACGGGGTGAAGACGCTGCTCGACCCCTACCGCACAGCGGAGGTGTTCGGCGCATGGTAGCCTGCACCTGCCCGAAGGAGAGCTTTGCCGCGCGGGCCAAGCACATCATCACCATCCAAACCCCCACGCATGTCGGAGACGATACAGGAGGGCGGCAGAAGCATTGGAGTGACGGTGAAGCGGCGTGGGCCATCATCGAGCCGAAGAACGGTCGTGAGGTCTATGTGAGCGGCCAGCTACAGAGCCGCTGCGACTCGCTGATGACCATCCGCTACCGCTCTGCGCTCGCCAATACCAAGGAAGCGGCTCGTCTGCGCGTGGTGTTCGAGGAGCGGGTCTACAACATCACGGCGGTCCGTAACGTCGGGCGGGACATGAAGGGCGAGGGGACGGACTTTCAGCTGCTCTTCTGCGTCGAGGGTGAGCCATCGTGAGCATGCGGGTCCGCAACGTCTCCCGGCTTGAACGACGCCTGAGGGCTCTGCCGGGGCGTTACCGCGACGAAATCGGCAGAGAGATAGCGGTTTCTCTCGTTGAGCTGGACGCCCACGCCAAAACGAGCATCCAAGGCGGCGGGCGCAGCGGGAGGCTCTACCGCCGACGCAGCATCGTCCACCAGGCGTCAGCTCCGGGCGAGTACCCCAAGACCGATACGGGGCAGCTCGTGGCCTCTCTGTTCTTCCGCATGGCATCGGACAAGCTGTCCGGCTTCTTCGGCTCCATGCTGGGCTATGCGCGGCACCTTGAGCTGAAAGCTGCAGAGAAGGGCGGTCGTCCGTGGCTGAGTCCGACATTCCAAGCGAAAGAAGCAGGCATCCGCGCCCGCATTCGGGAAGCGGTCCGTAAGGCAACGCGGAGGGCGGGCAATGGCTGACACCGCGCAACAGACGCTCAAGGGGGTCATTGAGGCGCTTCGCGCGGATAAGGCCGTGTGTGAGCTTGTGGACGGTCGTGCTTACAGCGATGTGCCCGATGGCGAGAAGTTCCCCTACATCCTCGTCGAAATCCAAAGCAGGCCTTTCATGGCAGACGACTTCTCCGGCCAACTGCATACCGTGCGGCTGCACTGCTACAGCGACGCGCCATCCAAGAAAGAGGCGTTGCTCATCCGCGCCGCTGCTCACGCGCTGCTCGACCGCGGCGAGGGCAGGCTTGCAATCGTCGGTCTGGTGAAGTCGGAGCAAGCCGGTGTCTGGGACTGCATCCGCGAGGACAACGGCAAGGTGTGGGACGGTATCGGAGAGTTCGAGCTCACGGTGATGTGAGGCACTTGCACGTGTACGGAATATGACTCAAGATGAGCCTAACGAAAGGGTCGTCTGAGTGGTTGCACAGAAGGGCCGGCTGCTGCTGGTCAAGCGTTGGAATGGGTCGGCTTATGTCGCGGTAGGCGGCTCCCGCGAGAAAACAATCACCATCAACAACGAGCCGGTAGACGTCACGAATGATGACAGCTCCGGCATCCGCACGCTGCTTGAGGGCGGCGGCATCACCTCCCACACCATCAAGCTTCAAGGCGTCTATGTGGACGATGCGTCGGTAAACGCGCTGCGGGTCGATGCCAACACGAACGTCCACAACAACTATCAGCTGGTCGTTCCCGGCACGCCTGGCCGGACCTATCAGGGTCGGTTCATGCTCGCAACCTTTGAAGAGAGCGGGGTGCACAACGAGTCCGTGATGTACAGCCTCACGCTCGAATCCGATGGTCCGGTAACGATTAGCTAGGGGGCAGCATGAAGAACCTGAAGAAGTATTTTGCGACCGCCGCTCTTGGCATACTGGTCCCCGTGCTGGCCCATGCTCAAGCCGCCAACATTAGTGCGACGGACCTCCCCATCACCGGCTACAACGTCACTGGTTCGCCCACGAGTGTGATTGTCAGCGGCACCAACTACTACCCGAACGATGGGAAGACGTTGCTGGTCTTCAAAAACAACTCCGGCAGCGCCGCAACGGCGACTGTGACCAACCAAGTTTCGAGCGTTGACGTGCCGGGTATGGGCACCATCACGTTGAGCAACAACACCATCGCGCTGCCCGCCAACTCCATCGTGATCGCCGGTCCGTTCCCGAAGAACCGCTGGGATACCTCCTACGGCACGCTGGCCGTTTCTGTGAGTACCCCGGCTGTGGTCAGCAGCTCCGCGCTGAAGGTGAAGTAATGAGCAACGACCTCCGTAATGAGTTCAGCATCGAGCTTGGCGGGGAAACCCGCAGCATGCGTGCGACCTTCGAGGCTCTCCGAGGCATCGAGCGCGACCTGAAAACCAACCTTATACCGCTGATTGACCGCTTCGGACGGGGCGACGTCGGCGTGGAAATGACCGCCGTGATTATCTATCACGGCCTGCAGGGTTTCGGTGACTCCCGCCTCTCTCTCAATGAAGTCGGCAAGCACGTCATGGAAGACGGGCTCAGCAAGCTCATGGAGCCTGTGGTGCGCTTCCTCGGGCAAGCGATGGGTGGTGTATCCTTGGGAAAGGACAAGCCAGCCGGAGAGCAGGCTCCGGCGTAAGCGCTCTCCCATGGGAGGACATCATGTGCTCGGCCATGGGTATCCTGAAATGGTCGCCGCAGCACTTTTGGAAGGCGACGTTTTATGAATATACTTCTGCCATGAAAGGCCACCTCGTCTCCTCCGGCGTAAAACAGATCGACCCGGTGAGCCGGAACGAGTTCTTGGACGCTGTTGCCGCAGATAAATCCCAAGGGAAGCGGCATGATTGAGCACCACTGTAGACGCACTGGTCGTTGAGCTACGGGCCGATATCCGAGGCCTTCAGGCCAGCATCGACACAGCCATCAAGGACGTTCGCGGCTTCAGCGCTGAGACGCAGAAGCAAGGACGCGGCATAGAGACCGCGATTGATGGAGCCCGTCGCGCATTTGTTGCGTTTGGCGGCGCATGGGCAGCGTTCCGCGCGGGCCGAAGCATCCTCGATGCAGGGATTCAAATGCAGGCTCTGCAGAACCGGATGCTGGCGGCTACCGGCGATGCCCGGGTCGCAGCGGATGCGATGCGGTTCGTGCGCGAAGAGGCTAACCGGCTCGGCTTGGACTTCGCGGCTTCCGCCGAAGGGTTCTCCGGTTTCGCGGCTTCCGCCCTGCGGGCTGGCCTGACGCTCGATGAAACCAAGGGCATCTTCGTCGGCGTCTCAGAAGCCGCTGCTGCGCTCCAAATCTCCGGCGAGCGTGTACAGCTGGTGTTCAGCGCACTTTCGCAGATGGCCAGCAAGGGCTCTGTGAGCATGGAAGAGCTGCGGCAACAGCTCGGAGACTCACTGCCGGGTGCCCTGCAAATCTTCGCCAAGGCTATGGGGGTCAGTGTTCCCGAGTTCATGAAGATGATTGAAGCGGGCAAGGTTTTGACTCCTGACCTCCGCAAGCTTGGCGACGAGCTCCACCGTCAGTTTGGTGAACGCGCCGTCGCAGCGGCCAACAGCGCACAGGCGGGCATGAACCGGCTCAAGAACTCGGTGCGTGAGCTTCTGGTGCAAGTGGCCAACAGCGGTGCCATGGACAAGTACAATCAATCCATCGTGTTCCTGAACAACGCCGTGAATGATCCCTCCCTACGAAGCGGCCTGGCGCAGCTGGCGAACGGGGTAGCCTCCCTGACCCAGATGTTCGCGGTCGGGGCAGTGACCATCGCTGGTTGGACCGCGAAGCTGTACGAAGCGATGGCGGCCAAGGTAGAGGCGGCTGGGAATTGGGCTTTCGGTGCGATGTTCGGCGAGGAAGGCCGGGCGGCAATCGAGGCCGCACGCGGCAAAGCCGCAGCTGCTCGCCAGTCCGCTAGCGTCCCTGCCTCTGCTGCGTTGGGTTCGTTCTCGCTTGGAACGGTGCAGTCGCCCATCATGTCTGCGGCTTCGGAGAAGGCCTCAAGCGCGCGTAGCTCTCTCCGTGGTCGTGTGGACAGCATGCGGGCCGGTCTTATCGACGAAGGAAACCCTGATGACGTAGGGCACGCCAAATCTCTTGCGACCATCGAGAAGCGCTACGAG